ATGCAAGTGATAATGTTAATACTGAAACTTCTGACATTGATACAGCAAGAACTAATGGAAGTTTAAATAGTATTTATTTAAATCAAAACAACGAGGCGGATGTAAATGGAAATTGTGTGGATTGTGAAGATGATATATACAACTCTCGAATTGGAGCTAGGTATGGTTTAAATACTGAGACAGCCAACATTAACCCTACGTTTACTATCGATAAAAAAGCTGGTGTTATAAACTTTGATTCTACTATGGCTAATAAAAGTTGTATTTTGCAATACATCTCTGACGGAATGGAAAATGGCGATGATTCTGCTGTAAGTGTTAATAAATTATTTGAAGAATATATATATGCTTATATTAAATATGCTCTTTTAAATAATAAATTTGGAGTTCAAGAATATATAGTTAATAGAGTTAAAAAAGATAAACAAGCTTTATTAAGAAATGCTAAGATTAGATTGAGTAACATTCACCCTAGCAGATTACTTATGAATATAAGAGGTGAGAATAAGTGGATAAAATAAAATGGCAAACCTTCAAAGAAATTTTATAGCGGGCCGTATGAATAAAAGCCTTGAGGAAAGGCTTTTACCTAATGGTGAATATACAGACGCTTTAAATGTTAGATTAGGTTCTACAGAACAATCAGAGATAGGTTCGGTAGAAAATTCTAAAGGGAATACTAAGTTAACAGAATTAGCTTATACCGAAGGTACACCTCTAAGTTTATTAGCAAGGTGTATAGGTTCATTTGAAGATAGTGCTAATGAAACTATTTATTGGTTTGTACACGACCCTGCCTTTACGCAAGGAGCAACTGGTAAATTAGATTTAATTATTTCTTTCAATGTGCAAACTGGAGGTATTATTTATCATGTTATTAGTATAGATGATGGTAGTACAGTAAATACCACTTTAAATTTTGACCCTTCTTTTTTAATTACAGGTATAAATAAAATAGATAATTTATTATTTTTTACTGATAACACAAATCCTCCTAGAGTAATTAATATAGATAATAATTATGCTAATCCTAAAGCTAATACTGCGGGTAATCAAGAAGACCAGTTTTCAGCAAGAGAAATATTAGTTGTAAAACAACCACCACTACAATCTCCTACACTTAAATTAATACAAGCTTCAAATGAAGATACTTACTTAACAGATAATTTTATTTGTTTTGCCTATAGATATAAATATCTTAATGACGAGTATTCAGCTACATCACAATTTAGCGAACCCGCATTTGAACCGAAAGCTTTTGATTTTAGTGCTCAAAGTTTTCAGAATGAAGGAATGGAAAATAGATTTAATGCTGTTGTGGTTACTTATAACTCTGGTAGTGAGCTAGTAAAAGGAATAGATTTACTTTATAAAAACGCTAATGACGGTACAATTAAAGTAATAGAAAGAATAGTAAAAGCAGAGGCGGGTATGTCAGACAATACTCTTTATACTTTTACTTTTGATGACAGTAAAATATTTTCCGTTCTTCCAGAAGCAGAAATATTAAGGTTATTTGACAACGTTCCTTCAAAAGCAAAAGCACAAACATTAATGGCTAATCGTTTAGTGTATGGTAATTATATAGAGGGATATAATTTAACTGATACATTTAATCAACCTTTAAGCCTTAACTATGTTGTATCATCAAACTCTACTGAAGTAGGGCAAGAAACACTTACTGCTACAACTGCAAGCTCGGGGTATTCAGCTTTTGGGAATACTACCACCATAAACAATTCTGCTATTAGAATAGATTTAAGTGGTTTTGAAGACAAGTTAGTCGTGGGCGCAACGTTAAATCTTTCTTTTACATTTGAACATGATTCATGGTCTGGTACAAATTTACCCGACCAAACAACTGGTGCAACTACTATTCATTTTTCCTATACACTTATACAAAATTTTAGTAATAGTCAAACACCAATAAATGATTTAATTGCTACACAAGATTTTAAAGACAAGTTCGGTACTTTAACCAGCACTATTCAAACTGTAGCTCTTGCACAAGGAGGCGCAGGGGTTACATTAACAGATACATTTAATTTTGTTTTAGAAGCGCAACTAGGAACAACAGCACCACAATATGATATAAACCAAACAGGTATAACTTCTTCTACGCCAGCCTTACCCAGTGCAGGAGAGGGCTTTGCAGCTTCTGTAATAATGCCTGCTACTTTACAATTACAACTATTAGCTTCTCAATATGAAGAGACAGGGGCAGGAACTAACACTATTATTCAGTATTTTAAAATTACATCTGCGTCAGCTACTCTTCAAGCTGTTCCTAATACCCGAAGCTTACACAGTAACAGAGGTTATGAAGTAGGAATAGTTTACATGGATAGTTTTAATAGAAGTTCAACTGCTTTAGTAAGTGTTAATAATACAGTAAATCTTCCTTGTTCTCGCTCAACAACTAAAAATGTAATTTCGGTTACAATTCCTGTAACTCAAAGAGCGCCTAGTTTTGCCACTAGATATAAGTTTTGTATAAAACCAGATAAAGATACTTATGAAACTATATATTCAAGTATATTTTTTGAAGATGATGACACCAACAATGTTTATCTACTTTTAGAAGGAGACAATATTGGAAAGGTGAAAGATGGAGATAGATTAATTGTAAAAAGAGATATAGCCGGCCCACTTCAAAGATGTACAGAGGCTACAGTATTAGAGGTAGTAAATCAATTAAAAAATTTTATAACTGTTACTAGGCCGAGTGGAGTAATAGATGTTCCTGCAGGAGTGTACATGAAAATGAACAGTGTTTCGTTTCAAGCTACAATGGATGATGATGATGTAGTAGACGTAAAAGTTGAACCAGTAGTAGCTAAAGCTGCTAATAGATTTCCAATTATAGCATATCCTTTTTTTATAACAGATTCAGCTGGAGTTAATACAACATATAATTTTCCTGTCGGGACCAGAGTGGTACTAGAGATAGAACAAACAAGGCCTGGTATTTTTGGAGGAATAGGAGGATGTGAAGAAAGAAGTAATATTATTGAACAAACCATAATATGTAGTGAAACATACGCAGACGTAGAAGCTTTTTTTGCAGGAGAAAACGTAGGAGTTATTTTAGAACAAAATGGAATATCAAACCCTGTAAGTATAGAAAATGATTTTATATCACCAACATTATCTGGAAGTGGGTTGCCATCTCAAGCTAATAGTGGCAGCAATGCTCCTACTGATATAGTATCCGTTTTTGGTGCTACTGCGACTAGTCCTAAAAGCACTAACTATTATAGGCTGTATAAAGACACGACATCAACGCCTGCTAATTTATTTTATTTATTAGCCTCTGGAGGAACAGGATGTGCGGGTACTAGTGATAATGGAGACTCTACAATTAGGGTTGACTTCACTATATATAGAAGAGACTCTGTAATAGTTTTTGAAAGCAATCCAAAAACAGCATTAGCAGATTTATGGTATGAAAGCTCTCAGTCATTTGAAATAGACACGCTGGGAAATCATTATGGAAATGTAACCAATCAGGATATTAATGCGGGCATCCCCGGTGTTGTTAACACCAATTTTGCAAATTGTTTTGCATTTGGTAATGGAGTAGAAAGTTATAAAATATTAGATGCTTCTTTTGGTGACCAATTTAACTTAGGGAATAGAGTTTTCACAACATCTAACACCACGTATCAAGAAGCACATAGGTTTGCTGATTTAACTTACAGTGGTGTATTTAATGATGAAAGTAATGTAAACAAGCTAAATGAATTTAATCTAGGTTTGTTAAACTTTAAGCCTTTAGAGGAAACGTTTGGTGATGTTGAAATATTATTTGCAAGACGAGATGATATATTGGTTTTACAGGAAGATAAAATATCTTATGTCTTGGCTGGCAAAGATTTATTAAGTGATGCTAGTGGAGATGGTCAACTTACTTCAGTTCCAACTGTACTTGGTAAACAAATAGCAAGACTTGAAAACTATGGTATTAGTAATAATCCAGAAAGCTTTGCGGTTTGGGGTGAAAATAAATATTTTACTGACGCTAAACGAAGTGCAGTAATTAACTTAATTGGTGGCTCTGCTAAAAACGAACAATTACAAGTTGTATCAGAAGCAGGCATGAGAAGTTGGTTTAGAGATTTATTTACAGCATCATTTACTACTCAAAAACTAGGAGGTTACGACCCCTACATGAATGAGTATGTTCTAACATCCAACACAATATTAAAACCAGAGGTTGCAAAATGTACTGCGTGTGGTGTTTCAAGAAACATTACAGTGCCTGCTGGTAATGAATTCATTTACTGTGTAGATTTAGAAGAACAAATAGGAACGGTTTTAGTTACTTATAACATTCCTTTAGAAGGGACTCAGCCTATAATTACTGAAGCTACATCTCAAGATATTGAAACCGAGACAGGAGATTTGATTGAAACAGAGGGTGCGATAGGGGTTGTTGGATATACAATTAAAGCAATTTACAATGGAGTTATTTATACTAGCGGCTTGGTTTACACTAGTGGTTCTTTTACATTCGATAAAGATTCTACAACAACAAATCAAGTAGTTATGGATATATCATCCACAGCAACAGTAGATGATACAATTGAAGTAACCGTAGGATGTCCATCAGGAAATCTTATTAATCTTTATAGTATATGTGTAACAGATGCAATTGATGCTGGTAAGTTTATACATAATGAGGCAAGTTGGACAGACGGAAGTATTTTTTCAGCAACTCAAACAAATTTAATTCCATTTGGAAGTGGAACTGATGTGTTTGTAATTTCTCAATATGGGTTTGTTTCAGGTAATCAAGGAGTTGGTTTATTGCCGACTAATGGTTCTGTAATGACAGTAGCTGCTAATAAAATAAACTTTGATGATTTTGTATTTAATGTTACTGCAAATGGATTTGGTTATTTAAGAACAGACACTACCTACGCTAATACAATTACGGATGTTACAACTTTATTAGGCTTAATTAATACTATACCGCTTAATACAACCGCTGCTCCAAATTATTATTCTGGAGTATTTACAGTACCAACAACTGGTAACAATTTATATTTAGTGTATGATTACAGAAATCCTACAGCTCCTTCCCCTGGTCCAGCGCCTACACCAGCTTTTGATTACAAACAATATCAGCAGTGTGATGACGCTAGTATAGTGGCAACATTTAGAGGAGCCGTGGGATATACATTCCCCGGTTTTATTAAACTAAATGAAATATGTTATGAAAACCCACAAGCAACCTCATCAACTTCAAATACGGATATAGCGCCACTACCTACTTATACGGACTGTGCGGCGTGTGATGCTACTACACCAGTGCCACCAGTGCCACCAACTCAAACATATATTTATAGAGAATATGAGGATTGTGAGGACAGTACAACAAAACAAATATTTAGATTAATAGATGGGCAAGGTATTACATTCCCGAATTTTATAAAATCTAATGTAAGCGGCACAAGTATCTGTTATAATAATCCAGTGCCTACAAGCTCAACAAGTACAGTGGATGTGCCTGCATTACAATATAATAACTGTAGCGAGTGTTTAGAAACAATTACTCCAACACCACCAGACCCGCCAACACCTGCCGCTTATGATTTTCAATTATACACAGAGTGTGGGGGAACAAATACGCAAATATTTAGAGTTCCTTCGGGTGAAACTTTTCCAAATGTTTTAGATTTTAATAGTGTTTGTTATGAAAGTACAAGTTCAACAAGCACAACATCTACGCAAGATATTACAGGTTTAGATAGTTTTAATGATTGTACCGCGTGTAACGCGCCTACTTATGATTACAGAGTTTATACTCAATGTAACGCTACAGCAACTCAAGTGTTTAGAGTTGAAAGCGGAGTTACTTTCCCAGGATTTATAAGATATAATAATATGTGTTGGGAAAACCCACAAGCAACAGGATTAACGTCAACAATAAACGCTGCCACTCTGCCAAGTTACGCAAGCTGTCTTCTGTGTAGCTATGATTATAGAGAATATGCAGATTGTATTACAGGAGGAGTATCCAAATTAAGATTTAGAGTTCTTGCAGGAGGAACTTTCCCTGCTACTGTAAGTTTTAACGGGGTGTGTTGGTATAATTTTGGACCTACAGAGCTCACGTCTACAATAGATATAGCTGGGCTATCAAGTTTTAATGATTGTACCGCGTGTGCGGCACCGCCAGTACCACCAGTGCCACCAGTGCCACCAGTACCACCATCTTTATTTTATTTTTTAATAGGATGTACAAGAGCTGACGGTACTGCACCACCAGGATGTTACCTTCAAAGTGCTACTCAACCAACTCTAAGTCAAAGATATGTTGATGGTACGTCTGGAAGTAATCCTGATTTCTTTTATTATAGTGGTAACGCAGGTATAACTTCCGACCAAAATCTAGCTTGTCAAAATCTACAAGCAGTTGGAACAGACACGGGATGTCCACCAGCGGTTCCATCACCCCCACCACCTAGCCCACCAGCGCCTTCACCTGCTACGGCTACTCAGGATGTTAAGATTGTAGAATGTTATACATCTGGAACACCATACTATGTAAGAGTAACAGGGTTAACATCTCCAACTTTATCGGTAGGAACAGCATTAAGATTAAATGGCCCATCAGGTCCAGGAGGAACTCCGGTAATGGATGGTACAAAATTTTGGGAAATAACGGATAATGCTGCTACTTTCTATAACACATCAGTAACAGTGGTAGCAATTGAAAGTTCATGTGGTGGGTTTGCTCCTCCTCCAGTCCCACCTAGTCCTCCAACACCTGCTATTGTTTATGCTCAATATGGTGACTGTGCTACAGGAGGAAGTGATATACAAGCTACGGTAAGTGGAGCTTTCGGAACTTCTTTCCCAACAGTTCTTAAAATATCAGGTGTTTGTTATCAATACATACAGTTAGCTGGAGCAACAGGGCAAGACTATTCAAACTTTGATGACTATGCAGACTGTGCTACGTGTGAAGCCACGGTGCCTTCTCCACCACCACCCTCTCCACCTTCTCCCCCTACACCAACTTGTTTTGCTATAAATGCCGTGTCAACGGGGTCAACAGCATTAGCAGCTTGTAATGCGTCTCGTTCAGAAACAATGTATTTTGACGCATCTACACTTTGTCAAGCTACAGCATTTTATAGAACAAACGATAGCTGTGGAAGTTTAGCAGCAGCTACTTTTGTGTCTGATGGAAGTTATTCAAGGCAATGGTTTGGAAATTATTTTGGCTCATGTCAAGTTTGTCAGCAACAATAATTTTGATATCTTTATATAAATTAAATCAAATTAAATGCACGAAATTTCCAACTTTATTTCTCACGAAGAGTGTGATGAAATAATAAAATTAATAGACGCGAATCATACTCGTTCTTCTGTAGTAGTAGGAGGAACTGACCGCTCGGATGTAACCGACCATAGAACTTCAAGTACAAGTAACTTAGACACTAACAACGTAATTATACAAAGTGTACATAAAAAAATTAGTGACTTGCTAGGTTTACCTATACATAAAGGAGAATCTTTACAAGGGCAATTGTATAAAGTAGGTGAGTATTTTAAACCCCACAATGATTATTTTAGTGGGCCTGCTTACGATATGCACTGTTTAGCTTCGGGTAATAGAACTCACACGTTAATGATTTATTTAAATGATGATTTCGAGGGTGGTGAAACTAATTTTCCTAAGAAAAAAATATCAGTTAAAGCAGAGAAAGGTAAAGCGTTATGGTGGGAAAACATGAAAGATGGAGAAGTTTTAGCAGACACCCTGCATGAAGGCACACCACTTATTAGTGGGAACAAATATATTGTTACATCGTGGTGGAGAGAAAATGGATGGGATGGCGCAGGCGATGAACAGCAACATAAAGAATTAAAAAAACCTATTGAACCAATTGTTGTTGAAAAACCTAAAAATGAAAGTAAAATTATTAAAGTAAATAACAATGTTCTTTTAAACGAAAACAGTGTGCTACCTAAGCTTACACCTAATGGTTTTTCTTTACAGAAATGTCCAACTAAAATGTGGAATTTAATTCAAGAATGTTACAGTTTATTAAAAAGTAAAGAAGAAAAAGAGGAGTTTGATGGTAAAGACCATTACGTTCCTGGTGACAGTACAATGTTAAGTTTTGATAACTTACCTACTGTGAAACAAATATTACACCAAGAATTACTACCAATACATAGAGATTTTTGTGGTGTAGATATTACTCCAAGCTATGTATATGGCATAAGGTCTTATCAGAAAGGTTCAAGTCTTACAGAGCATGTAGATAGAATTGAAACGCATCATATATCATCTATTATTATAGTAGACAAAGACTTAACCTGTGGTTGTCAAAATAAAAAATATGCAGATGATTGGCCGTTAGATATAAAAGGACACGATGGAGAGTGGTATAAAATTTATGCGCAACCAGGAGATATGATATTGTATGAATCAGCTCTTTGTGAACACGCACGCAAAGAACCTTTTGGCGGTAAATATTTTAGAAACTTTTATATACATTACAAGTTAAATGATTTTACACTTCCTAGCTCCTGAAGATAAAACCAAGTGGTCTCAAAAATGGCATGTATGTCTTGATTCTTGGAAGCGTTCACATTGTTGTATAAAAGTTTGGAACGATAAAGAAATAGACGAGTTCATTAAATGTAATGACCCAGAGTTTTATAAAGTATTAGACATGCTTCATAAGATATTTAAGTTAGACTATGTTCGTAGTTTAATATTAGAAAAAATAGGAGGTGCTTATATCGATATGGATATAGAGTTAATCTCTCCTTTTATACATCAAGTAGATAGAAATAAAATTTATCTTATGGGTGCTTCTTCTGGAGATGAAGTAGTTCAAAACAGTATGATGATATCTCCACCTTCTGATTTTTGGGGACGGTTCCTTACATATTCTCGAAAAAATATTATAGAAAACTTAGACGCAGTTAGAGCTTATCCTAATTACGAAGAAGAGCTTAGGGGGACAATAGTTAGAAAAACTGTTGGGCCCATAGCGTTATCTGATTTTATTAAACAAGACAAAGAAGATATTGAAATACTACCAGCTAATTTATTTAACAATTCTTACGGTATTTGTTTTACAAAACATCATCAAACTGGTATATGGGGGTTCATTGATTAACACCAATAAATTTTTGTAAATTTGTATTTAAATATATTTATTTATGTCGTGTACAAAAGGCTTAAAATATGAGTTAACGTGTCCCATAGGAGCACAAGGTGGAGAGTGTAGATGGTCGATTGTTTGTTGTGATGGAACTGTACAGAGAGTAACTCTTTTAGAGGGCGAAGTAGCGATACCATGTATTGACTCAGAAGCAACTAACTTTAATGGCGAGCCAGTTGCAAGAAATTCTCTTTCAGGTATCACGACACTAATGGATGTACCCTGTGACACTGCATGTGGTGAATATAACCCAAGTCCAAACCCAATACCTCCTGTTCCACCGGTGCCGCCGGTGCCGCCAAGTCCTCCGACTCCTCCTGCAACACCTAGTCCTGATTATTGTTTGGGTGCAGAAAACGAAGTAACAATACAAACGATTAGTGGTGGTAACAAGTTTGTTTTTGGAGGTAATTATGGAACATACGGTACAAATGTAGGTACGTATGTATTAAAAAATGTTCCCTCTGCACATCCAATTGCAATTCAAAATTTTAATTTAACTAATGTAATTACATACACTGGAACTAATGCAGTAGGACCAAAAGTTGGATTAGATGGAAACGTTTATACTTACTACTGGGGAGATGTAACAATAGAAGTTATTGGAGGATATGGAACAATTAGCTATGAGTGTTTTTACCATGGTTATATGGGGGGGCAAAACAATTTAATATACAACTCTACTGTATGTAGCACACCAACCCCTACTCCTCCCACGCCAACACCTCCTACGCCTCCAACGCCTAGTACAGTGCCGCCTGTTCCATCACCAGTTACCACCGAATATACATTAACGTATAGTGATTCGGTAAAAGGATGGCCGTCTTTTTATTCTTTTATTCCTGAATACATGATGGGTATGAATAATTATTTGTATTCATTTAAAGGTGGTAATATATATAAGCATAACACTAATGAGACTAGAAACAATTATTATGGTCAACAATTTAGTTCACAAATTACAAGTGTATTTAATAAAAATCCACTGGAAAATAAATTATTCAAAACACTTAACTTAGAATCAGATTCACCATGGTCTGTGAATTTACAAACAGATATACAAAACAATGGGTTTGTAGATTCTACGTGGTTTGAAAAAAAAGAAGGAGCATATTTTGCTTATCTTAGAAAAACTGGCTATATACCTGCGGAAGCAGATACACTTGCTTTACGTTCCGCAAATGGTATAGGAAAAGCAGCGAGCTGGTCTAGCCAAAGCAATGTGTTAACTATTAATTTTTCTACCAATCCTTTAATAGACATAGGTAGTATCGTAAGTATTGGAGATTATTTGTATTTTTCTGAACCTGCTTACACTACAATAAAATTTGCTGGCCAAATAACTAATATAGAAGTAAATCTAGCCAGTGGAATAAACAGGTTATTTGTTAATACTCAGATATCTGGAGCTCAACCTATCAGTGTAGCTGACCCCTATATTTTATATATTAAAAACATGGAAGCAGAAACTCATGGAATGTTAGGACATCTTCTTAATTTCTCATTAGTAAACACAAACACTACAGCTACTGAACTATTTGCCATAGAGAGTGATGTAATGAAAAGTTATCCTTAAAATTAGTATCTTTGGTAGAGTATGAATTTGAGTATTAGAGAATTAAATGAATCTGATTATGAAGACATATTAGTAGGGTGGTGGAAAGATTGGAGTTGGAAAGAAGCTCCACAAAAAAAATTTTTACCTGATAATGGCAAAGGCGGTTTGATGGTAACGTTGGAAGACAAGCCTGTATGCGCAGGGTTTATTTATTTTGCAAGTAATGCAGATGTAGCTTGGGTTGAATGGATTGTTTCTGACAGAAATATAAAAGAAAATAGAGACGAAGCTTTGAATTATTTATTAGAAACTTTAATAGCGTATTGTGAAGAACTGGGCGTTGAGTATTTGTTTTCCAATAATAACAATCAAAATTTAATAAATAAGTTTTTAAATTTAGGTTTTATAAAAGGAAGTCAAACAACAGAATTAATTAAAAAAATATAATATGGCAGAAGGTACAGCAGTAGCAGGTATTTTGAAAACAATAGCAGGAGTAGGTAAAGCAGTAGGTACAGTAGCTAAGAAAGCAGCTCCAATAATAAAAGACATAGCCTCTGTAGCAGTGCCAGTTGCCACTACAGGTTTTAGTTTTGCACAAGCAAGAGCAGCAGGAGAGCAGGTAAAAGAAGGAAGAGCAGCTCGTGACGATGCGTTTCAGCAAACTATGGACACTTTAAATAGAGATAGGTTTGCAAATGTCTCATATTCTACCAGAGGTTTAGAAAGAGGAATGGATACTGCTACATCAATTGCCAGCAACCTTATATCGAGAAGAAGTGACCAAGGAGGTAGAGGAGTTTATGGAGGGGGTAGAGACTTACAGCAAGTGCAAGATTTTATGCAAAGAGCTGCTGTTACGTTTGATGATAAAACTACTAATCTTCAATTAAACAAAGCAATAGCTGCACAAAGAGGAGATGAAAAAATGGCTGATGTGCAATTAAAAAATTTAATAGGATTACAAAATGAGCTTCAAGCTAACAGAAATTTACAAAGTGCTTATTTAGGCTCAGGTATTCAAGGTTTAACCTCTGCTCTTGCAGGATTAGAATCAGTAGACCCTGACTTTGGAGACCCTGACGCGTTGGTTGAAGATGTAGTAAACCCAGATAACGATGTACGTTATGACTTTGATGGAAACATCATTGGAAAGTAATTAAAAAAATATAAAATGCCAGTAGGATACGGATACTCAGCAGATACACAACCAGTTTTTATAGACTGGGCAAAAATAAGTAAAGATTTTACTGACCAAGTTCAAGCTAGAAAAGATATAGCTCAAACAGAAAAAGAAAACATTTTACAAAATCGAAAAGATTTTAATCAAACTTTAATAGACAGACCCTCTGGACAAAACGAAGTTGCTAATTCAGTTATGTCTGCTACGGCTACTCAAATAAAAGATACCTCAGTTAATAATTTTAATAGGTATAAAAACAAAGAGATTACATTACAGCAATATAAAAACTTTGAAAATAATCTAAATTCAGGAACTGATATGTTCTTTGATGCAGTAAAAAATTATAATCAAAACTTCAACGAGTTTGCAACACGTGCTCAAAACGGTTCAGCCTCACAAGTAGAGGTTTTTATGCACGAATTAATGCAGAACTATACAGATTTTGGACGTATTCAAGTAAACGTTAACCCAGCTAATGGAAGTTTAATCTTTGCACAACTAGACAAAGATGGAAAGGTAACAGATAAAACTTTAGATGTATCTCAAATAGGATACTTTTCAAAATACAAACGAGACAAATACAATATAAATGCAGCAGTTGGAACTATTGCGCAAGGATTGGGTAATAAGTTTATACAAGACAGTGCGGGTAATAGCCTTAAGTATCAAGGTATGATGTATGATGAGCTTATTACCAATGATACATTAATGAAAGGTTTAGATTTAGAAGTGCAATCTTTAATAGACCAAGACTCTGAAATCGAAAGTGTGTTAGCTGATAGCATGGGATATAAAATTGTAACAGAGAAGACTGACAATCCAAATGAACTATACTTTAATCAAGACGCTAATGTATTTGAAATTACTGATGGACAAAAACAAGCAGCGTTTCAACACGTAAGAGACAAGCTTGCAAGAGCAATTACAGTTGAACGTAAAGCTGCTCCTGCTGAAAAGCCAAAAGATAAAACACGAGAAACAATTGATATAATTAATACTGTAAGATTAGCAGGGGGTAAGGTTGACCCAAAATTATTTACACAGTTGCTTAAAGATTTAGGATTAGACGACAAGCAAATTGCTGATACATTCCCTGATGGTATAGATGATAATTCTTTTGCTGAATTTAATGCAGATTTAACAGGCTTTGTTGCAGGAATAACAGCTGAGACTTTAAATCAAGCCGTTTCTGATGGTAAACCTGGTGCCTTAACTAACCAATTAAGAAAGTTAAGACAATTAGGTATAGGTGCTAATTATGAAGACGCTTCAAAACTTGATAAAAGTTATGCGGAACAAAATAACCAACCGAAGCCATTAGGGTTTATATCAATAAATGCTTTAAACGGAGATGATGAAGAAGCATTTAGAATTCCTCTTACTCAAGGTTTAGATATATTAGATTTATATGATGAAATAGTTTCACAAATTCCTATTTACGCATCGCCTGCAGATATAGCATTTAGATTGGAAATGATATCTGAAAGGATTAAAGGTGGTAAAAATAGACCTCCTGGTGATATATTATTTATGCCCAAAAATTAAATGGAAAAATTAGAAAGCTTATACAATCTTTATCTTGAAGCTGGGTTGATTAGTGCTGAAGTTACGTTAGAGCAATTTGCAAATTCTAATAGAGAACAACAAGCAGGTTTATTTGATTTGGGAGGGCAAGCAGGTATATTTGAAGATACATCTTTTGACCAGTTTGAAACTGCATTTGTAAAAAAAAAAGGCGAAGACGAACCTACGGATTTACCATCGGGGACTGGTGGGTTGGATTCGTCCGCAGAATCATTACGTAATTCCGGCCGTGAATATGATACTCTCTCAATAAAAATAGCCACTCTTCAAAACGAAATTAAAGAACAACAAGATGTGCCCTTTACTGAGGAAGAAGAGAAAAAATATCCAGGAGGTAAACCTGCAATGAACACTCCTGAAATGGTAGAGTTAGACTCTTTAGTAAATCAAAGAGAAAGGCTTTTAAAAAACATAGACCAACGTGTAAAAAGTGCTCCTCCTCCTCCAGTAGTTACAAAAGAATTAGAAAGAGAGAAAGAAATGGATATTGTAGATGTAGCATTAGAGTTTCCAGATTTAGACTACAATAAACTTAATGCAACTGGTCGTGTGAAAATAGATAAAATGGCGGCTAAGTATAATCAATCACCAGAAAATTTTTTATTTGACGTTAAGACAGAAAAGAATAAAATATCCTCCATGTCTTACATGCAAAAAATAGGAAATGATTTAGCTGCAGGTGATAAGTCTTTAGGAGAAATGTTAGTAAGTGTTCCTGGCACCATATATTCTATGGCTAATGTTGTGGGGTCGAGAATAAATAAAGAGTTGGGTATGTTGGGTATTGACATAAAAGACAACATCACTGAAGAACAGTTTGAGCAAATGATTGGCACAGGTCCTCTTCTTAAAAAACTGGTAGAGGAGCAAGAGTATAGAAGAAAAAAAGGAGATATATGGAATCAATCAGAAGGAATCAAAGGTGGTGTTACTGATAATTTTTCAGATGGTAATTTTTCAGATGGCTTTAAACAGTTAGGGAGTATGCTTGCGGAAAGCGCACCGGTTACTATAGGAATAATGATGGCTTCTTTTTCTGGACTTGGAATAGGGCAAATAGCTAGAGGAGGTACAGTTGCTATGGCCGGACCAGAGCTAAGACAACAACGAGAAAACAATCCAGAGCAAACAGAGGCAATGAGTGTGTTTAAAGCTTTAGGTTTAGGGGGAGCTGAAATGGTCTTCTCTGCTATATCAAGTGGGTCTCTTGCTAAGGTATATAAAGAAATAATTTTTAAAGAGGGTGTTAAAAAAGGAGCTCAAACTTTTCAAAAAGGAATAGTATCTATGTATCAAGAGGCTCTTAAAAAATATGGTTCTGGCGCAGCAATGGTTGGAGAAGGAGTAGAAGAAGTTGCAACACAAATGACTCAAAACTTAATTAATGGTAGGCCTGCATTGGAAGGTGTGCCTGATGCGTTTACTGTGGGAGTAGCAGGTGGAGCTCTTTATGGTTCGCCTATTAGTATAAATAATAATTTTATCAAACCTTTAAACGAAGCTGTATCAAGAACAAAAATAAACAGTGTCTTAGAGTCTTCTGAATTTAATAATATAACTGAAGCTTTTCAAAATCCTACAATAGGAGATTTGCAGTTTGATTTATCCAAAGTTAAAAGGTCAGATGTTATACTGGATAAAGAACTAAAAAAAAGAGTGGCATCTGGTGAGATGACACAAGAAGAAGCAACTAAAATCAAACAAAACTTTTTTGACACTACTGTTATAGATGTAAAACTAGATGCCACTAAATTAACTGGAGAACAAAAAGTACAGGCAGCTAATCTACTAAGGGAGAGGGATGGTTTACAGCAAGAGGTAAATAAAATTGATGACGCTTCTTTAACATCTGTACAACAAGAAAGAATTTCGGAGATTGACTCAGAGCTTGCCTCACTCTCTAAAATAACTGTAACTGAAAGTGTCGCAGGCGACACTCCTTCAATTAATGTTGCGCCATTATTTGACACCACTATAGAAACAGTTGAGCAGGCTGTTGAGCTTAGACAAGGTGAAAAATACCAACAGCAAATACAAACTATTAATGATGTGCTTGCTGACTTTGGTGTAACAGGTACGATAGAAGAAGCCATAGGTGGATATAAAAACGATGCGGGTACAAAAATTGTTGAAATATCAAACGTAATAAAACTAGGAGAAGGAACGACAAGAGAACAAGCTGACCAAATTGCTAGTATGTTGGGAGCTCTTGCTCCAGAAACACAAGAGTCCTCGATAGCTGCAGATTATGTAGATGAGACAGATGCAACACAAAATGGATTTGAATATGTTCTAAATGTTTCTGATATTCAAGGAACCCTGTCAGCCCTTAAGGAGGCTGGGATTACAGACTTTACTTTGAATGACCAAAATAATTCCTTATCTTTGTTCAACCTAGACTTTATGGATACGGAAACGTTTCTCGACAACCTAGGTTTACTTGAAGAGGTATTTGAAGAAAAACAAATTGAATATGACGTCCAAAAACAAAGAGCAATTAACTCCAGGTTTATCACGAAGGCAAAGAGGGGAGAGATTCTTAGCGCGCTTAAAGAAAGCTCCATTCGACAACAGCTTGAAGGGACAAGCCTTTATCAGAAGGTCGAGCAAGCAATAGCTAGAGACTCTGAGACTACCACCGAAGAAACAATAGAGGATGACACCGCTACTGATGAAGTAGTAGAAGAAACTATTGAAGCCCCCCAAGACGAAGTACAATTACTTATAGACACTATTAATGACCCATCAGCCGGCATAGAAGAAACAGTTGAGGTTGGAAGAGAGGGAGGGTTTACTGATGCGCAAATACAAAAAGTATTACAAGGGAGAGGTTTTAAAGTTAGAGATATAAAACCTGTATTAGAAAGAGCGCGAACTGCTGTAGAGGAAACAATGGGAGTACCATTACCGGCAGCCTTTGCAAATATACCTGGAGGTATTAAAGTGGGCCAAGCATTGTTTGAAAAAATAAAACAAGAGCTTAATAAATTTGAAATAAAGTTTAGTAAAGACCGTAAAAATGTTAATGAAGTAGTTACAAAAGGAGAAATTAGAGAGAAAGCTTTAGAGCTACTAAGAGACTCAGAAGTTTATCAAAACCTAGAAACTATAGAACAGCAAGAGTTAGAATTAGCGCTGGATAGGTCTATAGGTACAAGAGCTAATAGAAAGGTTCAACAAGAAATTAAAACCATAAGGGAGAGTATTAAGAAGTATAAAGAAGGGGTTAAAAATTTAAAGAAAGCACAAGCTCAAGTAACTAAGTTTATTAAAGAAGTATTACCTAATGCAAAAGATATTAAGAGGTTTGTTAACTCAATAAATAAAGTAACATCGAAACAAGACCTACCTGCTGTAGCAGAAAAAATTATTAAAGATGTTCAAGCTATAAGAGAAAAGCAAAAACAAAAGTTAATTAAAGACATACAAACGCTTGCTCGTAAAAAAGCTAAGATAAGAAAGACACGTTCAAATAAATCAAGGGGTGGAGACATATCAGCTCAAGGAAAACAATTTTTTCAAGAAGTCAATAGGGTTTTAAATACAGTCTTTAAAGGAAGTATAGAAGAATTTGATGCAATGACTAGAGAATTGAGTTATGTCACTAAGAGAAATAAAAATGGTGAGGTTGAAACTATTGATTCAGGTGCAAGAATAAATGAATTGACACTGAAAGAATTAGCAGGTGATAAGCTTACTCAAGAAGAGTCTTCTTTTTTAGATAGAATGACAGCGATAGAATTGTTTGCTGATATAGAGGGGAAATCTTTAGAAGAAGTTCAAGATTTATTAAATGATTTAAAGTTAGCGAGAAGTCAAGCTATAGCTGATTTAAATAAAAGAAAAGAATTAAAAGCTTTACGTGCAAAAAAAACAAGTGAGGAAGCTACAGAACAAGTAAACGATGAGTTTCCTTTTATGTTTACTGAGGAAGGAGACTTGTTAAGTCAAACTCAGTTAACAAACAAAAAAAGACAAACTTCTATTTGGAAATTATTTGATGGAAAAGGAGTGTGGAAAAACTTAAGAGAAGTGGCTAATAAATTTAGGATTTATACTGCGCCAGGATTTACTAGAATGTTAAAAGAAAATTTATATCATTTAGGAACTATTGCCTATACTTTAGATGGAAACAAAGAGGGTTTCTTTACAAAAAACTTTTATACTAAATTAAACCTAGCCGAGGAAAAAGCATTAAGAGGAAAATTTGACCAAGAAAAGAAAATGAATGAAATTGCATCTAGTATAGATGGAGTTAAAAATTTTGCATCTTTAAAAAAACTCTTTGGGTTTAAACAAATAGAAATTAAAACAAGTGAGGGGACATTTTCATTATCAAAAGATAACTTAGCAAGAATTTATGCGTTAAGTCAAAACGAAATTCAAGCGGAAATGTTGGCAAAAGATGGGTTTGATGCTAAGAAAATAGAAGAAATAAAAAAAATCTTAGGAAAAGAAATAGTAGAATTTGTAGACAAAACCGTAGTTTATTTAAGCACTGAAAATTATGAAGGTGTAAATGATGTGTATCGTGAAGTGAATGATATAAATCTTCCTCGTATTGAAAACTATTTTCCTACTAAAACAATTAGAGATACTGACGGAAATGAGTTCATCTCTAATTTAAACAGAGGAGAATTTAGTAACTTATTTAATGCTGAAACTGCACCGTTATTAGTTAGAAGTAATACTAAAGGTAATGTTAATTTAGAGCCTCAAGAAACTTTTTTAAATACTTTAAGTGGTCATCTGGAAACAACAGAGAGATACAAAGCTTACGCCAAAGAAGTAGAGAACTTAAACAACATAATGAAGACTCCTGCGGTACAAAGATTATTAAAAGATGCTTTAACAACAGATGCTTTAGTAAGACAACTAATTAATTATGCAATAAATCCGTATGCGGGAGCAGAACAATTGGATAAAAAAACAACTTGGTTCTTGTCAGGATATACAGGTGTAGCATTATCTTTAAAGGCTATACAGTTTGTTAAACAATCAACTTCTTTTGTAAATGCTTTTAAAAAATACAGGACATTACCCGGAGAAGGAAAGCGTGCGCCGTATGAAACATTTATCGACCACGTAGCGTTTGCTGCAGACATGGCGTTCGTTCTATCAACCGCTCCTTATCAAGTATATCAATCTTATAATATGTCAGCAGGATTTAGAGATAGACTTAACAAAGGAATAGGTGGGGACTTAATGGGACTTGAAGCAGGGGGTAGAAGTGGAAGAAGTTTTGTAAAACGAGGACAAGTATTGTGGAGGGCTATTAAAGCTATATTTTCATCCCCTACAGTTTTTGGAGATACCATGGGTGTGCTAGGATATAAAGCAGCTTACAATGCTGACATAAGAAGAGGTGTATCTGAGGAGAAAGCGTTAGAAAGGTTTAATGATTATAATGCTACGCAGCAAACTCGTAGAGGTACAGAAAAAAATAGTTTGCAAAACAGCCCAGAAATGTTGACTAGAGGATACACGATGTTTTTAAGCACAACGTTTTTACAGATAAATGAAACCATGCAGGGAATGGGAGGTATAATGAGAAGTCTTTCGCCTTATGATGGGAAAAGTTTTTCTTTAAAAAATATGGAGAGACCTACAGCTACTAATTTAAGGTCGGTAACAACTAGTGCTGTTATCGCCAACGCTTTCTTTGCATTCTCAGCTAATATAGCTAAGTACGCATTTGGTGGAGAGGAAGATAAAGAAGAGGTTATCGAAAGAGTTATGTTATCTCCACTTTCATTGCTTTACGCAATTCCACTAATGGGGTCTGCTGCTGAAATATTAGTTAATCAATCTTTCCTTGAAAATAAAAACATTAGAGTTAAAGACATAGTAAATCCTTATACAGAGATGACAAGAAAAGCATATAAGTATGCCAAAGATATTGATGAAAAAGAAACATTTTACAAAAAAAATATAGAACCTGTGCTTAAAGCTATGACAGAAATATATTTTGGTGTGAGTGCTTCTCCTATAGAAGGTGCTGCTAAAACTGTATCAGATTTCTTTGAAGGTAAAAATTTAGGTTTTGGGGGTGGTAGAGATGAAGTAGACCCAGACGCTTTATATGATGCAGTAGGTATATCGCCTTACTATAGACCAAACCCGAAACCAAAGTCTACGTTTGAAATGTCTAAAACTGGAGGTAAAGGATTTAATTTTGAGAATAAAATGGAGAATGATTTTAAAGATAAACAGAAAACATTTAAAGATAAATTTAAAAGTAAATATTTCGACTAATGCCATTTTTAAGTAAAGCACAGCGCAGATGGATGCACATAAACAAGCCAGAGCTTGCTAAGGAGTTTGAAAAAGAAACTCCGAACCCAGATTCTTTACCCGCAAGAATAAGACCACAAACTGCTACACGCAGAAGGCTCACTCAAAGACGCGCAAGAAGAAGGTTGCGTAAATAGATTTGTAGTTCATTAAAGCTCATCATTTATAGATTCATTGATAGCTTTGAGTTTACTGTTAAGCATAAGAATACTTTTGCGTGTCTCATCATACTCTTGGTCTACTAAAGTTTCGTAAATCTGATTAACTGAGTCGTGAATATCAGACATTATAAAGTTAATGTTCTGAAGTCTTTTCTTATCGAGCGGTGTTATAATCATTATTTAAAGCTCACTGCTACTTAAAGTTAGGAAAATTTTTGTAATGATTGTTTCAATTTATAATTTTTTTCCTTTAGATTGATATACTGATTTAATAAAAGCTTGTATGTTTGTTTACGATTATAAGCTGCGCGATACTCTTTCTCCTTTTTTTTCTGAACTTTATTTCTAATTCTCGAATAGGAATCTAATAGCTTATCCTCCCCCCATAGCTCAAAGTTTTTAAACAGTTTCATACCATGAAGAACTGTGGCGTGGTCTCTGCCTATGGAGTACCCGATATCTTTTAAAGATTTGGTGGTAAACTCTCTACATATTCTATAATATATGGCTCTCTGATACACATTCTCCTGGGTTCTTACTGGAATAGTAAAATCATTTTGAAATTCTCTTACTACTAAATTTTCAATTAATTCAAGCTTCATGATTGATGGTTTTATTAAGGTTAATAAAGTCTAGGTATTGGTCGCTGTCAATGATGTTGAATTTATAAAACAGTGGGTGCATTGTTTTACTGTTTAGGTATTCAACACTAAAAAAAAGTGGCTCGTCTAGTGTAACAACTCCAGCAATTTTTCCAATTCTTTGTGTCGGTGCAGACTTTCGGTTACTTTGATACATGTCTTCAGCTAAGATGTCAAGCTGCATTATAATTCCGGCACTGTATAGCGAAGGTAAAGATTCTAGGTCTTCCAGAAATGTTTCTTCCATTTCATAAAAATGCTCATCCCCTGTAAATCTCTGCGGTAAATCCATATTGTTTTAATTCTTTTAGACGATACTCCTGAAGCTTTGACACTCTACCTTTCTTGGTTTTGATTTCGTAGAACTCAATCCCATACTCTGGATGCAATGCAAGAACATCTGGTATACCATTCTTGTTAGTCTTTATTAATTTTAAAACAAAGTAACCGGCAGCTTCAAGGTCTTTTATTTTCTTTGTCTGAATCTGTTGCTCTGTCATACTATAAATTTAGTTAATCTTTTGATTCCTTTTTTTCTTTCTCGGCATCTGCTTTTAATTGTTTGATAGCTTTGTCATATCCTTTCATTCTTTGAATAGTTTCAAGAGTACCCACAGATAAGTTCTTTAAATTATACATCTCCTGAATTACTTGTTGCATAATTTGGTCAAGCTTATTAAGCTTGTTCATCATCTCAATTAATTTTTGTTCTTTCATATTTATAAACTTAATAAATCTTTATTAAAATGTCTCAGCGTATAATCTTTTTTCTTTGAGACTGCTTTATATATTTTATCTTCTATACCTTTATCAGAGAATATCCAGTAAACTTTATTAAGTATAGAGTCTTTGGTTGTCATCCTATCACGAGATTGCCAGTAACTCAGAGCTGAGAAATGAATGTTGTAGTAAACCAAACAATCAGCCTCCTTTAAACTAATGCCCTCTCTTCCACTTACAATTTGTAACGCTATGTTCTTGTCTGTTTCCTTAAACTCCTTTATGTCTGATGTTAAAGTGTCGCCCAGGACACTCTTTAGAGCCTCGTATTCGGCTTTAAAAATATAAAAGATGCCCACCTTCATATTTTTAAATTTCTTCTTTATAAACTCTGCTTTTGTTTTATCTATTACCTGAGCCTTTCCGCTTTCAAATTTTACCGTTCCTGAGTATAGTTGATGCAGTTTAGACATTAGCTTTACACCAGTGTCCGCAAGGATAACTTCATCTTCTCCTTCAATGACATTACTTTTTTTTAATTCTTTAGTAAGCTTATAAGTTAAAGGATTCATTGGAACTTTAATTATTTCCTCAACAGTTTTAACTTTAAACCCCGCTTCTTTTTGAGTATACGAAATCATATAAGGTTTCATTTCATCTAGTATACTTGTTCTCCCATTGCTATAATTATTATGAGGCATTGCACCTATCTTAATCTGAACCACATCTACATATTGTTTTGCAAACTTATAGAATGTAGCGTGGTGTCTGAATGGGTTTTTAGGACACGCATACACCTGGTGATACATCTGACTAAAAGATTCTGGAGTCGGTGTACCAGACATCAAGACCACATAAGGATTGTTAGACTTGATAATATCTTTTACTTGCTTAGCTCTTTTGCTTGGCTTAGGATACGCTCCCATACTATGAGCTTCATCTAAAACAATTAAATCAAACTCTCCTTGTATCTTATGCAGGCTTTCATAGTTAATTACAACTATCTCATACGATGGTTTCAATTTATTGTAATCGTCTTCTATAGATGAAATGGCTTTCTTCTTTGTAACAAACAACATCCTACTGATGTTTAATTTCTGAGCCACGCCCATTGCTGTCAAAGTTTTGCCGGTTCTAACCTGCATTGATAAATAACAAAACCGGTGCACCTCCAAAACCGTGACCGATGTGTCTATAATTTCTAATTGATAGTGTCTATATTTCATAATGATTTATAAAAAAACCCCGGAGGAATATGAAAGGCTCATTGAACATGGCCAAACCCCCGGGGCGTTTAGTTATTTTAATTTACTTAATAAAAATTTTAACAACTCAGCAAATGAATTTTCTTTTAGAAAATCTTTTGGCTCGTGTAAAACAAACTGAATTTTTTTCCATCCAGTGCTTGGAACTTTTAATCCGTACCATTTTTTACATTGCCTTGAACCTTCCGGTAGACTTAAACCAAGGCCCCATGCTTTTGGAAAGCCATATTGAGTTAATGTAAAAAGTTTATTGGTCTCTCTAAAAAACGAAAAGTAATTAGAGGAACATTTCCATCCAATGTATTTAGATTTAGGATGAACATAGTAATTCCACTTTAAAGTCTTACGCCTACCAGTTTCTTTTTGTAGGTGTCGGACATCAATAATATTCATAATGTTAGTTTTAAAGTTTAAAAAAATATTACAATATGTCAAAGAACGATAATACAAAGGTACGAAAATAATATTATTTGTGCAAATCCTGTTCATAGCGCGGGTTTAGAATGGTGCTTCATCATCATTTTTATTGTCTTCCTCCTCCTCTTCCT